TGCATATACCTTTATCAAGACTAAGAAGATTAGTTAGTAAAGATTACAGAGTTGTACCAGGAGGGGATAACTTAACATCAAAAGGATATTTAGTTCCAATAAAGGATTTAGTTACAATATGAAAACAAAAGAGTTTTTGTCTAAAGCAAATGTCTTAGTTGAAGGAGACAGACAAAAAGATTATGGAGATAAGCTACATAATCATTCTAACATTGCAAAATTATGGTCAGCATATTTAGATATAGAAATAACTGCACATGATGTAGCAATATTAATGGCATTATTAAAAGTAGCTAGAACTAAACTTGGCCAAGTTAGTGACGATACATATGTAGATATGTCTGCTTATAGTGCTATTGCAGGAGAAATAAAATTTAGAACCCATAAAAAGGAGAAAGGATGAATAATTATTTAATTACACAAGAGCAAGTAAATTCAGTATTAAAATACCTGTTTACTAAGCCTTATGGTGAGGTTGCCCAAGCTATTGCAGTTCTTACAAAACTTCCAAAATTAGACCCAAAAATAAATCCTACTTTTGTCAAAGAACAAGACAAAAAAAATGACACCAAGTAAAGAAGCAATATTGTTCAGTACTGTGGTGTCAATAAATAATGATGGTAATTTAATTACAAGGCATGAGTCATTACCTGTAAAAGCAGTTCAAGAAGAACTAGGTAGTGACTACTATGCCCATCTAATATCAGCTATAGTGAATCAATGCAATGCAGATTCGCATTACTTTGATGAGCAATTACGCAATCTGTTGCGTAGCATTTGACATCAAGCCCATAGGCTCTTCTGTCTGTTGTGGCTGTTCAATAACCCCTGTAGGGGCCATGGTATTCATTGCCATAGCATCTGACATAGGTGTTGGAACTGCAATCTCTTCTTGAATTTCTTCTTGTTGTGGTTGGTCTACTGGTGCGGTTTGTTGTTGTGTTTCTTCTAAAGGAGTGTCTGGAACTTTAGGCCCTTCTTGTTGCATTAATCCTGTAGTTAAAGGTTTTGTTTTTGATTTAGCTTGTCCTGCCATACTGCCATACTCGTCCATTAACTGACTAAAGTTAACATCTCTCATGGCTTTTAACAAATCACCCACAATCATAGGTCTTGATACGTTTCCTTCCATTGGAACTGTAGGTTGTGCTCTGACATTTTCTGTCATCATTTGTGTTATTAGTTGGTCTGTTACTGGTAATGCCATTTAAAACTCCAAGTTATATTGTATACTAAAATCATCTGCCCAATCTAAAGTTACCTTTCCTGTTTTTCCTACATCAAAATCTATACCTTTATTAAAGTACGCTTCTGCAATTACAAAAGATGCACCTACAGTATCTTGTAATGAGGCAGGAACAAATTCCATTATAGTATTAGTAACATTAGTTTTAAAATCATTATTTTGTAGATTTACTTTTAAATCTGTAGACTGGTCAGCACTAGGTGTTAACAAAGTATTAGATGGTAAAGTCAAATCCATATTGTATTCAAGACCAAAGACATTATCTTGTTTAGTGTCTGATTTCATAATACCTTTTGATTTAGGTCTATCATCTCTATCTGGGTCTTGTCCAGGTGCTATTATTTGAACGTCTTTTTTTTCTTTATCTGGTGGTGGTTTCTTTTTAGGAACAATAGGGTCAGATTGATTACTATTGTTATTACCGCTACTTTGATTTCTAAAATCATCTTGTTTTTGTTTAGCTTGTTTACCCTTTTCATCAGATGTAGTTGCCCCAGATAAACTTTTTATACCTGCAGATTTCATAGATTGTGCAGCCTGTTTATATGCACTAGTATCTGGTTTAGAACCTAAACCTTTATTTTCATATTTTCTACGTTGTGTACCATGCCCAGGTCTATGTGGCATACTATCCTCCTAATGGATTTTTACTATTTAATTTTATTTCTTCTATCTCTGCATCTTGCACTTCATTTTCTTTTGACAAGATTGCTATAGTTTTTTCTATACCTGTAAGTATTTCATAAATAGGTGTCAACTCTACAGGGTCTGGAATATTAAGCATAGCTATTTGTTCTTTTACTTTGCCTATCTCTTTAAATACCACTGTTAAATCTGTAGGTAATATTTTATCATCTACCTTTTTAATTCTATCAATTAAATCCACTTTATATTCGTTTGCATATAATAAAGCGTCATCAATCTTTGCTTCTAGCTCTTTATCTTTTTCTTTTAATGGTTTTAAATTTACTGGAGGTGTAGCTTCAATGGCATCAAGCCTTGAATTAAACTGGCCCCAGGTGTAAAAACCACCACCTATAGCACCAATAACTCCAAGCAGTGCTGCATATGTACTAAGTTTTTCAATTATTTTCATTCTTCATAGCCTCCAATTCTAATTTTAGTTTATTAGTTTTGTTTTGTGCTTTCTGTAATTGTACACTATGTACTTCTACAGGGTCATTTTGTGTGTAACTTGCAAGAGTTACGCCACTATAAATATCTTTGTCATAGACGCCTAGGTCTATTTGATTAAATAAATCCATACTTTGGTCTGTATATATATCTTTTGATTTATAAAATTGTGTTTTATTGTAGGCGTCTAAAGTATTGTTCTTAAAAAATAAATCCTCTTTTGTTAAGTTTTGAGTTGTTTCTTTTGTTACTTTAGCTATTTGTTTTGCTATCGCTTTTAAATTGTTTTTTAATTTTGTTTCTACCTTTGCAACATCTGTAGCAACCCCGTCTTTGGTGTCCACTTCTTCCGACTGTATATCTTCTTGCTCTCCACTATCTTCTGTTGATACTTCGGAGTCCTCAGATTCTGTGCTATTGGGTTCTTCTTCTTCTGTTGTTTCGTTTGTTGCAACTTCTTTTTCCTCTTCTACTGGTTCTGACTCAGTAACTTCCTCCACTGTCTCTGTCTCATTTTCCTCAATCTCTGGAACGCTTTCTTCCTCCGTTGAGATATCTTCCAATGGTTCCTCAAACTCTTCAAAAGATTCTTCAGTAAGTTCATCATTGAACTCCTCCTCAGTTATCTCTTCAAAAAATTCTTCGGCAGTTATGCCTTCGTCTTCAAGAAACTCCATGAACTCTTCTTCCATGCCAGTCTCTTCTAAAAATTCAGTAAAGTCCTCCTCAAATTCTTCTGTGAATATTTCTTCTGTCACCATTATGGGTTCAGAAAATTCTTCTTCAAAAAATACCATTTCTATCTCTGGCATTTCTTCAAAAACCTCCATATCAAATTCTTCTATTGGAGGTAGTTCATCTATATATACGTCATCAAAACTAAAAGTATCATCAAATGTAAAATCATCTTCAATAATTACATACTCTTCTTCAAAGTATAAATCATCTGTATTCCAATCAAAGTCATCTGGGATATTATCTACAATGTCATAAATATCTTCGTCAATATCATCTATAACATCTTGTGTTTCTTCATTTATAGGGGGTACATACGTATAGGTAATATCTAATGTAACATTATCTACATCTGGCCCACGATGATAGTTATCATAAGTTGTGCCTGCAGTTTCATTATATAGCTCTGCTCTTATTGTAAAATCTGTTTGTGTATTTGAGCCTTGAGTATACACATTTGTATAGTTTGTAAACGTGCCGCCATTACCTGGTCTACTAGGGTTATGGTCATTTATTTCTCTAACTTGTGTAGACACTGAACCATCAGAGCCCGTAACAGTTTGTTTAAGAGTGAGTGTGTTTTCAATACTGTTCCAAAACCATACATCTGCCCCCATGGTTGAGGTAAATCCTTGATTAACTTCTCCCTGTGTTAAATGTCCATCGCCAACTAAATCTACATCTTGATATACATTGTCTTCTTCATGTCCTTCAAATGCTAATACACCACCACTACTATCCATGCCTGTTTGATATGGAAATCCATTCCAAGCACCATGAGTGTGAATACCATGGTCGCCATCTGTTGACCAACCAGTTGTAGTGGTACTGTTTCCAGTTCCAAAAGTAGAATTAGAAAGAACGTTTCCCGTATTTACAGTCTGTGCATTACCAATACTGTAGAGACATAAAAAAGATATGGCTATTGAAAACCATATCCCATAATATAAGTATCTCATTCTGCGTGTACGTTAATTATTCGTTCTTCTTTTGTTTCTATATCTGTTTCAATAATTATATCGTTAAGGTCTTCTTCCTCTTTTAGTGTAGCAAGTTCTGCTTCTTTTCTAGCTTTTTCTTCTGCTAGTTTTCTAGCTTCTTCTTGTCTTGCTATTTCTGCAAGTTCAGCATCAATACGAGAACGTGTTTCTAATTTAGATACATAGGAGTTGTAGTCTGGTCTTTCAATATCATATTTGTTCCATTGTTCTAATGCTTCTTTACCAATCTTACCTTCAAATGGACAAGGTGTTCCTGCCATTTCCATCGCAAAAAATACCCGCTCATCTTGACACAAAATTGACACAGCCGCTACCTTCATTCCATAATCGTATAATACTTTAGATAATTTTATTCGTTCACAATTGAGGTCACGGACATGCTTACCACCAGAAAGGCCAAAACCAAGAGTAGATACAGAGCCACTAACCCCCATGCTACAAACATCTTGAGACATAGCTGAATACGAAGGGGCATTAGCTGAGTTGACTGGTATGTCTGACCCATTTGTAGTGCTGTTATTGGTTGTCGTATTTGTTGTTGTGTTTGTTTGCCCATCGTTGTTATTTGTTGTTGTCGATGTGTAACCGCCTGTAATTTGCGTGTTACTACCTGTTTGATTTGTCTGAGAATTTGTATCATTATTTGAATCCCCTAATGCTGTTGTTGCAAGTAATACTAATAATATAATTAAACTATTTCTTAACAAGGCTACCTCCAAAATACAATCCTACGATTGCAGACATTAAGTGTGTATCTAGTGGTGTTATAATTACACCTGCAAATGCTTTATCCATCAACACTTCTTTTTGGTCTACTAAAAATAAAAATCCACCTGCAAATTCTGTCCATGTTAAAATAACAGGAACATCAAAAAATACAGGAACAAATTTAGGATATGCAATAACCATAAATACTGCTGTCAAAGCAATAATTCTTCTAGTCCATTGAAAACCTTTGTTCTCATATGTTCTTGCACTTTCAATGTGTTTCATTTGGTTATCAGCTCTAGCCAATAACATTTTTTGTTCTTCTTGTTTTGCTTTGATACTTTGTGACCAGATGGACATTACCCCACCTAATACACTAGACCCTAGCATTGTAATCATTTCTACTGGTAATCCGCCTAACATACTACTTGTACCTCCATCTTCTGTTACGTTACTAAATAAATTAAAACCTGTGATTGCTAGTAATAGTGTTTCCATTAATTGGACAATTTCATAAATGTCCAGATAGCTCCTAATATACCACCTATGAGTAGGAATACTTTAATACCTCCAAGCCCCATATTACTAGTCTTATTTAAATCTCTTATTTGTTTTTGCATGATGTTAACATCTTCTCTGATGTACTTAACATCTGTTTTTAATTCTGCTATTTCTTTTTCCCACTCTGCCATTATCCCTCCAAATAAAAACTATGATTGCCTATCTTTTTTATTGATTTCATTTTAGGACTGTCTTTCCAAACAGGGTCAGCTTTGTCTGGATTAAAATAATGTGTTGCCCCATCTGTGTTATCTTTTATACGACCATCCAGTATACCTCTTGCAATTTCCATTGATTGTACAAAGTAAGGGTCGTCTGTAGTTGCGTTCATTGTATCTATATAATTTTGGTCTTTTGGATATTTATCTGGTTTAGTTTCTGCATTAAATAGACTAAATTGTTCTGGTAATTTAATTATTTCTTGTATACTATCACCATACCAACTTTTTTTATTTAATCTGTTTATTACAACATTACCTACAGCTGCCATACCGTCTTCTCCTTGGTCTCTTGCCTCACCATAAATAGTTCTAGCTAGCAACTCTACATCATCTTCTGTGTAGTCTATTGGTGCTCTTGGTTTTTCTTTTATTAATATATCCATATTACTTAAACAACTCGTCAACAAAACTAGTATCAAGGCCAGGTTTAGTTTTTGTTTTAATAGATTTTTTACTTTCATCATAAGTGGTGTACCCAAATACATCTTTTTCTATTGTTTCAAAGTTTGCATTTCTAAGGTCTTGTAATACTTGATTTGCAATGTCGTTATTTAATTGTGTTAATAAATTAATATCTTTTCTTTTTATATCTGCTTCTGACATGCCTACATAATCTGCAGGCCTATCAGAAAAACCTTTATAGTCTTTTGTTTTTGTAATAATAGTTATTTGGTTTCTATTACTTTTTAATATTTGAGACACAGTATCAAACCAATTACTAACATATATGCCTTCTTGTACTTCTGCATATTGTAAATCATCTGTAAATTTAAAACCTAACACAGAAGATAAATCATTTAAATTATAATCTACTCCTGCTTTTAGTTTTCTTGCTTTATTTCGTATATCATAAAATGTTTGAAGTGCTTTAGAGTTTTTTACTGGAACATCTACTTTAAATCTTCTAGTAACAATACTCCATGGTTCTTTTGCAAGGTCTGCTACATCTCCTCTACGTGTTGGCTTTTCACCAAATTTGTTTTCATCATATAATGCAGCGTCAAATAAATCTAATGGATAACTAGCAATGCCTGTAAAATATCCTGCCATAATGTAATCTAAAATTATAGGCGATATCGTTGTGCCTCTGTATGTCATTTCGTCAGCACCTGTTCTAATTTCTTTAGCTTTACCTGTAAGCATACGAATATAATTTGACATGTATTCTGCACTAGCTCTTGTATTAGACTTTAATTGTTGCCCTTCTGGTAATCTTCTGTAACCATGTGGTAATATCTCATCACCTAACCAGTTTTTATTTAACATAATATGTATCCAAGGATTAGCTAACGTTGGTGCTGCTAGTCCAGGCATAATTTGTGCAAAAGATTGTCCAACATATTCTGCTGCTACACCAGGACTTTTTTTCATTATACCTTCGTATATACCTGTAGCAATATTTCCAAATACACCAAAGTCATATGGTTTTGGTAAAGCAAAAAAATGTTTTACTTTTCTTGAGCCATCCATGTGCAGATGACTACCATCTTCTTTTGGTTCTTCAAATACAGGATAGAGTAAGTTAAGCATCTTAACTTCATCGGGTACATCTTGATATTCTGGTAAATCTCTATTTCGCATGTGAGATATTATTTCTGGGCCTACAACTGTAGCTCCCATCATCATTAAAGCTCTAGCATTTATATCTCCAAATCGAGATACATCACCTAATGCTTCTTGTCCGGCTATAATACCTGCTCTTCTTTTTGTTA